CCGTCACCATCGCCGATGAAAGCCTGCAGTCGCAGATCGCTGCCGCCAAGGACAAGGGCGAGGATACCTCGGACCTGCGCGCCGAAGTGAACCTGGGCCGTCCATTCGGCGCCCTGACCGTCGGCGTCCAGGCCGAGTACACAGTCCGCGACATCAAGACCAAGGAGACCTCGGTCCGCCACGGTCGCGTCTTTGTCCGTAACAAGGCCAAGGTCATGCTGGACAAGGCTCAGGTCAAGGGCGTCGCTGAGTCCATCGAGAAGCTGATGGCTAAGTAATATCGGTGTATGCGTCATAGCTGGATGCTACGGACCACGTGGTCCGTAGCATCCAGCCTATTTATTCGTTTTGATATTTTTAGGAGAACAAATCATGTCACCAACGCAAGCAGAATACCAGCAGGAACGCACCACGGCGCGGCAAGAACTGACCAGCATGTTTACTGCAGACATCTTACTGGAAAATGTATCCGACGAAACATTGCTTACCTGGGCACGAGCGTCGTGTGAGGTAGCTCTTCGTCTGGTGGCAGATACTGAACTCTCCCCCACAGGCCCGCGCGCAAACAAGCTGGCCTATCTCCTGCGCGATGCTGCATCGTTTGCTATACTGTGTCATTTCATAGTACACGGAGAGCTGTACGAATATGAAGACCAGGGTGTGGCCGCAGTAAGCCATAAAAACTGTAAGACGTTTATCACTATGAGTGTGGAGGCCGCGGAAAACACGCTGGAAGTACTGCGTGGGTTGGACAACAGTATCATGTCCGCAGAACTCGCCGTCGAAACACTCGCCAGAACTACAGCTACCGCACTTACATGCTTCGACCGTTTGCGTGGATATCAACCCCGTCCACCGGAAGCTTTGATCCTGGCACATCTGAAGCTCACCCGCGCCGCGTACTTCTGATTCTACCTGACGGAGATACAGTATGCCGAGCGATATCGATCAGTTCAGAAAGGCGACTGGGCTGACTGCAGAAAATCTAGCCTTCGAAGGACCAAGACTGATCCAACGTGTGTGGGTAATGATGATGAATCATATCGTTCTACCTGCACACGAATCAGTGGTCTCTCCAGATGGTTACAACGCCATGTTGCGCCGACTAGTGCAAGAGCAAGAACTGTTGATTGATACCACCGATAGGCAGCATAGCATGAGACCAATCAGATTGCAAGAAATCAATGCGCTACTCTCTGAGGCTGTGTCACTATACGTAGAAGCGCGCGACTATCACCTGACCTCAGCTGAGATAATCGCAAAACTACGGTCATCCACGTAGGAGAAAACAGATGGTAGCGACAGATCGTATCATGTCTTTTGCGGAAGCACTCGGGATCACTCGGGATAACGTGTACTTCTTCGGACCACAATTAGCACAGCGACTAATCGATGCAATGCTAACCCGCATCGCCACTGCTGTAGCCGACGTGCCGGAAAATTTCATAGAGTCTATGAATCGGTTGGTTCGGATCCGATTGATCATGATAGAATTCGCAAAAGATGACACTTACGACTGGAAGAGTCATGCAGTCAAAGATATTCGCGGATTCTGTACGATCTTGTATGACGCAGCTGATTGGTATGTCCATCTACAGGGTCGACCTCAGACTTCGTTGGACATACTACTAGAGCTAAAACGCACACTGCGCTGATCTGTAGGAGTCTGCAGGATGCAAAAAACAGGAGAATATGCTCGTGCGGTACAGCTGTCGACTACACTGAAGCAACAGATCGACGATTTAGTGCAATTAACAGCGGCTGCCGAACAAGCTAAGAATGCTGTTGTTCCCACGACAACAACTACCGCAAAATCAACCAAAGGTTTCACCCATGACTGAGAATTGCTCCCAACTACTCGTCGAGGTCGGCGATAAGATTCGCAATCGACTCGATAGGCTATCATCATTCGTTGCGGTTGTGTCGGCGTATCACAACATGCTCAACCTCTCGGATACCATTGTTTTTCGACGTGCACTGGACGATAGCGCCGTCGTGGAATGTCTTGCCGATATCCACGTATGTGCATTGACTTTCGGGCGTTGCATCGGCGAGTCAGACTTTCCTATACGCGACACTCTCCCTCCCTGGGTATCGCAAGAAACGGACGAGCAGTTTTTCTGGGATCGTATGCGAACCGTCTACAGTGTGGTGTGTCGGGCCGGACGAGCGACTCGGTCGCGTAATGAAAATGAAAGTGCAGAGTTGTCAATCGCCATCACGATTGATACGGCGCATATCGCATGTATTCTGCAGGCTAGCTGGGACGCTATGCGTGTGATTCGGCGAATGCTCGGCATGCCACACACGAACGCAGATGTACTGAGATACATCCACAATCGGATCTAGTAACGATGATACGATGTGGTGGGGGCGTGTGCCCCCACCACATCGAGTGCCTATCAGGCGGCTTTCTTTTTTGTAGATGCTACGATCTTTACCTTAACACGAGCTTTCTTAGGCAACTCGACTACATTGGTCTTGTCTGCATCCGCGACCACCTCAGGCTGCTTCAGTTGTTCCTTTAGAGCAGCTAGAGCCGCTAGTATAGTCGCTAGTTGATTCTGAGTAAATGCCCAACCGATAGCAATACTATCAGCCGCATGCTCAGTCATATCAGCTACTGGGTTCTGTTTACGATCCTTGACGGTGATCTTCGGATGACTGACCACTGCTTTCTGGACGACGTCCTTGTTAGCAGTACCATCTGTGGAGATAGCTTTCTTAGCCTCCATGGGCGCTACTGAATAAATGTCCCAACCCATCACAAGGTAGCAGGCTTCACGGATGGTATGGATGACTAAACCTAATGCGAGATATGCATCAGGGTATCTATGCTGGAATGCACCTTCATGACAGACGAAGTCTGGGGTAAACTCCTTCAGCATATTCATCACAGTTTCTTTTAGCTCGCAGAGGATGATGAACCTATTCTCAAACACCCCAGCCATCTGCTTACGAGCCTTGATCGCCTGACGACCTAGGATAGTACCAAACTGGACGACTACGTCCTGGCCTGTCTTGGTGTTATACTCATGCAACGACCAACCACAGTTTGCTAGACCAGGATCGAATGCCAGGATACGAACGATGTCGCTCATGACACGATACCTCTTTCTGAATCAGATAAACCAATATAAAGCAGCCTGTGCTGCCGTGTTGAAATTTCGCATATGATAGTGCTATACGCTATATGCCACCAATCCGCTGAAGAACTTGGGTATATATTACATAATAAGAATACATGTAGCAGGAGTAAGCTATCATGGTTAAGGCGGTACCAATCATGATCGTTCGCGATGCCGAAGGCGTGGTGCATCTGAGTCTGGTACCGTCCGCAGTACCACTCGCAGAGATCACCAACGTTGGAACACGTTGGGTGTGGACAACAAACACCATACTGAAAGATGATCGCTCCACATATTGTGGATATATAGCAAAGGAACGCAAATATGGCCGGTATGGTGGTTCGAGCTATACCTTAAGCCAGGCCATATGTGATGTCCTGAACAACCGTCCGTATGTCATCGTTACTTCGAATTGGGAGCTACCATGTCTGACCCAGTGAACATGCCGATCCGTGTTTATTTTGGATCCACACCACCAGAACAACTCAAATTCTCAGACCTAATGCTGGTGCAGGATCCCGACAAGCCGTCACAGACGTTGGCATTCATAGTCGATGCTGCGGGCGCTTTAATCCCAGCACACGTCGACGAAGCAGGTGCCGATAGTCCATTTGTCAATGCCGTACTACACGGAGATGCGGTCTATAACGAGATGACTCCGGACCAACGCAAGTTTGCCGACGTCACGCTCTCCAATGGTATCGACATTGGTTTTGAGTTTGCTGTGACCTGCATCAACATCGTGGCTGCAAAGGTAGGCGCTGATCCAGACCTAATAACACAGATCACGAGCAGTATCGCAGAAAACAAGGAGGATATGATTACATTCTTCCTCGATAAGCTACAAGACGAAATGGCTACCGCGCGTGATCGTCCAAAACCTGCGCTGCGGATCGTACCGACGGATGGTGGTGACGATGTTTAGATATCGCTGGCGCTATAATGGTGCGCATCGTCCAGTGCGCAGGCTCTATCTACATCAGGACGGGCAAGAAATAGACCGTGGTTTCCCTGATGATCTGCCAGAGTCTGTGCTCAATCGGCTCGTAAGTGAGTTGAACCTCGCGATCTCCTATGGCTCAGGAAAACACATGGTTTGCTATGACGTTGAGGATCGAGGCTGGTGGCTATGGCCACGATATGTCGTTATAAAAGTGGTTCCTGGTCTAGAGGTAGACTGCGCGGGCCCATTCATTTCGAAGTCGTTTGCGACACGCGTTTGTGATGAACTACAAACCGCGTACTGGCTGGCTGAGCATGACTTGAAACTACCCATGTATACCCGTGGCAGCAAGCCGGAATAAACTATGGCACTGGGGCTGCACGTGCAGCCCCAGTGCCACGGTTCTTTCTTTTTTTTGTTAGGACGCTTTTGGTAACAGAAGATCACCTAGGATCTTATCCGCGTCCGTATAGTTCGGTAGTCCATAGTACACCGCACCGATCTTTACTGCATTTTCAGGTATGGCAACCATGAGACTGAAGTATGTCTGTACGTCTAGCTCTTTACCATCGAGGATGATCTTCACTGCCGTAGAGACCTTAGTCTTCTTTGACAGGTTCATACCATCGCCGACAGTAGGATACATGCTGCTGAAGTCCACGTCTGATACGAAAGCGTGGAGCATGGTCTCCAGATACGGATATTCCTGGAGGATCTTTAGTCCGATATTGTACGTTCGCTCTGCTGGTAGGACGGCACCACCGACCTTAGTGATGTACTCATCCAACTCAATAGTCATGTCCGGACCAGTAGTAGCGATTACCTTACCCTTCTCCAGACAGTAGAAGTACATACTGTCTGCGATCTTCTTGGTCTGTCGTGGATACTTCGATAGATGGCTACACCCAGTCAACACTGACATCGTAGCGATATCTCGGTTCTTCCACTCCATGATCTGCAGAGAGATGGCATCGAACTGGTTATAAACGATGTACTTGTAGGCTTCGTAGGTCTGCATGTAACGATGCCAGTCGGCACCTGCTAAATCAGCAGCCTCTCCGCCATCGTCTTTGAACTTCAGCTTACCACCTAGATCATTACTTTCTAGGATGGCATCTAGCGTATACGAGACTTCTTTTCCCTTGACAGTACGTAGGATAGAGTACAGACACATGCTATCGATGAACTGCGCATATGCTGTACTGTGCAGCCAGTGCCATCGCTTAGTGATGTGGTCTACATTCTCTCGGCGATCTGGAGCATAGCGTACATGTCGAAAATGCTTTGGTACCTCAGGGGGACAGAACACATCCTCAAGAGCTACCCCAGCGTCTTCGATTTCGCCGATCATTTTGGGTACGTCGTAGTCCAGGTTCCAGACACCGACAAAGTCTGTGCGGTTCTCATGGACACGATCAAAGACCCACTTGATCAGATCAATCGGCTCTTCACCGACATAGTACTCATACTCGAACTGTCGACCAGCGACTGCTTTCTTGGTCTTGTCATTCTTGCAAAGATCAGCGATGGTTTCGTCAAGGATCTTCTTGGAGAAGAGCTTAAACTCCTCCAGATTACCCTTCGTACGATTACCAGTAGCCTTGTCCACCTGCCAGAAGAACCGATCCAAAATCGCAGTATACACTTTGTTTTCGTGTGTCACCGTGATTAGGATCGTTTCGCCATTACTACCGACCAGCATGTTAGCTTCAGTATCCAAGAACCCAGTGGTGAAAGGAGTAGACTTCAAACCACTCTGTTCAAATAGGTCCTGCAGCTTCTTCTTGATCAGTGTCTGTATGTCGATATCGGCGCCATACAGATAGGGACTGGCACACAGCTCTCTGAGCCTGGGAGGCCTACGTGCTCGAAATCCATTTAGGACCCGAAAGATCTCACTCTCTAGCTCGTGGTTATAACACGTGTAGGAGTCGACATTGGCTAGGTCTTCCCACTCGCGCTTGAACTGATGTGTACGCTGTCCGGGCTTCGTTACGTAGAATGACCGCTTGGGAGACTCTACGTACATAAGCTCAGGTTTGACTGTATTGTCATCGTAGTGCGTATGTACCTTAACGACGACGACATCGCCTGGCTTATCTTTGAACCTAGTATAATCGGAATGAATAAACTCTTTAGCAATAGGCTTAGCCATGAGAGTCCACCCTGTCAAAACGTGATGACCGACTTGGGGTCTGGAATTATAACATGTCCTAAGGAGGTTTGGGGCTACTTTTTAGATGAACAAGAGAATAAGGAGTCCATAGGGGATCCCTCGCGGGATCCCCTATGGATATGCGCGATGCGACGCTACTCCCTAGTAACGTTTACGCCTTGTTCAGGCTGGACAGCTGCTCGTCCAGGTTTTCGACGTTCAGCAGGACAGCCACGGGGTTGGTCACCCAGGGCATCTCACGAGCATTGACGACCGCACGCTTGACAGCCGCACCGTTCGAGGTGGCGGTATAGTTGCCAGCCCAGGTACCACGATCCAGGTTCTGACCGAACGAGGTCAGTTCGGTTTCGTTGTTCTCGCGGATCGGGATCATGAGGATCTTGTTCGTGTAGAACTTGTACGAAGTCGCGTGGATATCCAGACGGACGCCATTCGATAGCCGCAGGCTGTAGTCGGCCTTGGCAGCGCCACCTTCGACCTTGTCGTCCAGGTGGTTGTAGTAGTTGCGCACACCGAACAGGACGTCCTTGATCGGACCAGAGGTCACGATCTTGTACACGACTTCCTCGCCTTCGTTCATCTGAACGGTCAGCAGGGACTTGTCATGCAGATCGGCAGTGATAGCCACCAGATGCTCGGTGACATAGTTGTGCAGATCCGACAGACGTTCGGTTTCGCGCATCACCTTGACGTGGGTATCCGACACATCGATGTTGCCGAGGTACACACGCGGGTTGCACTGGGTGCCAGCCATGAAGTCACGGTTGACCTTGTACTTGTCCGGGATACCGGGGTTCTTGTCCTCGTAGGAGTTGCGAGCAGCCACGTCGCGGACGATGTCCTCGATCAGGTTGAGCGCACGATACGAGTTACCATGGCTGATGACGGTCGACACGGTGTCGATGACCTGCTGCGGGGTTTCCTGCTGCAGCGAGAACTCGACGACATGCGAACGAGCCACCGGGATCTCGAAGGACTTCTCGAAGGTCAGCAGGCGAACAGCGGCGGTGGTACGACGCAGGTTCTCTTCGCTGTGCTTCAGGAAGGGAACGAAGCCGATGACTTCGAAGGACAGTTCCTTGAAATCGTTGACCATGTCAGCGACCGGATCGCCACCAGCGTTGTTAGTAACGGTGGCGCGGACGGAACCGGCACCCTGGATGTCACCGCCACGCAGGGTCACCTTGCTGGTATAACCGACGACCAGACGCAGGGTGTGGTCCAGATAGTCGGCGAGCAGCACACTGTCGGCGCCGGAGGTGGTCTTGGCACCCTTGGCGAGGGTGGTGAAGGTCTCCAGCAGAGCCACACGATCGGTCGATTCGTCGTTGTTGGTGGTGACGACGTAGCGAGCCGAGCTCAGGAACGCAGTATCGACCTTGAAGGTCTCGGAGGTCTTGGAACCATCACCAGCGGTGCGAGTGACCTTCAGGACCAGAGACTCAACGACACCGCCTTCAGACAGCAGGTCGGTGTAGTCGACGCCGACGACAGCGGCGGTGGCCGACAGATCCAGCAGATTGGCGACGACACCAGAACGGACCACACCGTCTTCGAGTAGCTTGGACTCGGCGCCGGTGTCATTGGCCTTGCGGGGCACGACGCGCTTCGCCGAGGTGTCAGCCATCTCGGGGTCGGTGAACAGATGGATCAGCGGCTTCTCGTGATCGGAACCGTTGCGCACATCAGCCGACTTGTCGGCCGACTTCGCCAGGTCATAGATGCGTGGGTTGTCGATCTTGACGGTGACGACGGACGAGTCCTTTGACACGCGGGGTAGGATCCGATCGATCAGCGACTTGTGGCCACGCATGATGGCGACGAACAGAGCGGCGCGGGCATCCGAAGCGACGGCGTTCATGTCGACGCCGAAAGCTTCCATGGCGGAGCGCGAGTCGGCCTTCAGCGAGGTAGCGGCCGACGGGCCGACGATCTGGTTCAGCGGGGTCAGACCACCGGTACGGGTGGGGTTGACGAACTCGCCGACGTTCGAGGTGTCACCCGACAGAACGCGGGCGGCTTCGGTGGCGACCGATAGGACCAGCCGCTCGTTGGTGATGTCGCAGGCCTTGGCCAGGACCATGAACTCGCTCGGATCGACAGATTCGACAGCGGCGACGTTGTCGATCAGCCAGTTGCCATCAAAACGCTCCATGGCAACCTTAGACTGCGAGCAGAAGTTGTTCTCAGTCAGGAACTTTTCAGCAGCAGCCATCACCTTATCGACCAAGGTCAGGTCGCTGGCGTTGCTGGTACGGGAAGCAGCCTCACGAATCTTGGACTGCAGTTCGGTAAACTTCATCGCGCAAACTCCTTAGATATCCCAGTCAGCTTAAGCTGGGAAAGAAACGATTTGGTCGCATCTGCACTAGCGAGAAACAGGTACTGGCTACACCAGGTCTTGAACATTGCTAGGACATCAGGAGATACTCCTGGGTCTTTAGCAGTCTGTAGTTCATGACACCGATGCAGGATCGAGAGTTTAAACAACATGTCATCTAACGTCTCCGACGCAGATGCCATCGGTATAAGCGTCCCAACAACAGAGGTTTCTGCGGGCACAGATTGCTCTGCCGAAGTTATATTATTGCTTCCATCATCTGGGGAGGTTTGAGAATCATCTTGCATAGCAGTGGATGAATCTAGATCAGAGGTATTTTCCGTGGCAGTATCACTTGCAGAATCATCTGGAAATGCATTATCTGCAGCTTCTGCGTCGGCAGCTTCATCATCCGGAAAGGCATTCTTGGCGTGCTCATCATCCGCTGAGGCGGCTTCTACAGCAGCCTTCTTGCGAAACGAAACGGCGGCTTGTTTAGCAAACACCAACGAGATGACGCGGTTGATGAATTCTACCGAGTCCTTTTCTTTGAACTTGGTATATAGAGTATCCATCAACAAGCGGGCAGGCACTGCGTCGTATACGCCGATGCCATCACCTCTATAGAAATGTTCGACACGTGATAGGAGAGCTTCGCTGATCAAGGATGGCTTAGCCGTTACTGCCTGATAGGTACGCATGCGCTTAGCCAAACGGAGCATCGCGATGCGATTGGAGAACGGCATACCACAACGAGCACGATCATAACCGATGTCCAGACGAACTGCCATCGTAGAGATCAGGTGCATCAGCGAATGCGGGCTGTCGCACTGGATGCTGAACACCAGTCGCCACCAGGCAGATACTACATCTGGGCCAGGGCGTTGTGCCGGGTCGAGGATGATCCTACCCACATGGGTAAGGACGAGGGTCGTGTCCTGAACAGAGCTCAGCTCTACTGTATATAGAGTCACTTCCTCAGGAGAAGTGGTCCTGCCAGTCAGGAACAAGATCGTGTCGAGGATGGACTTATCCAAGCATCGATCAGAAGCTACTCGCTGAGCGATGAGCTGTAGCGATGCAGCATCCGGTAGACTATCGACGCTAGGCTCCACAGAGAGACGACCTAGGTTAGAATTCAGGAAGTCTAGGAGATACTTGTCACGGATGATGCGGTCGCCTCGACCTCGGCCTACAGCTTGTAGGCTACGGATAGTGTCCTGCCAGGCATCATACAGATCAGTAGCTGCATACCTGGTCATGAACAGCGATGCGTATAGACACATCAAATACTGGTTGAAGATATAGGTGTCATCGGTACCGACATCTTGAAACTGGACGGCTGACATATCTACGCGATACGGTTCTCGTCGGGTCGGTACCATCCATTCCATCGCTGGCCGATCCGCAATCGATCGTACACAAATGGACTGGAAAGGGCGCGGATCTGCCATTATGGTCTCCACGTAAAACAATAGACCGAAAGGTTCATAATATGTCTTCACGCCAGCCGTTCATTTAGGGGATTTCTTGCATGTTGCTGTCCTCTGATCTATTCCTCGACTGTATCCTACTTTTGATCCATGATAACAGTGATAGTGTTAAAGACGCTATTCTGGAAATTATTGAGATTTTTGAGCAGGATGCCAAGACCAACACACTCTTGGATGATGAGATCACTCGCTTCTACATTCGTGTAGTCAAAGCCATCATCCAGAACAATGTAACGAAAGCTGATCAGACCGAGCTCAAGATGATCCTGCTCAAGTTCAAGTCGGACAAAGCAGTATCGTCCAATCGTGAAATCTTTGACCTCCTCCTAGAGACCTTTTCCGCCACCGATCGGTTGTCCAACGATAAGCAAAAGACACTATCGTTGAAGATCCAAAACACATTGATCTGGCATAAGACGAACAAGAAGGTCCGGACCATGTTTGCGCAGCTCAATCGCTCCGCAGACATGTTGAACCCAGTCCATCAGCAGACTGCATTGCAGGATCTGCTCTCGGCAGCAAATGAAGTCCCTGGTATTTTTCAGTCTACCACCATGATCGATACGTCGGCTGATGGTATGGTAGAGAAAGTCGATTTCAGTAATCTGGAGTCGATTGGGGAAGCTATCGAGAAGCATAAAGAGCGCACCATTAAAGGTGTGACTCGATTCGGTCTTCAGGGTCTAAACCTGATGTTCTGGCCGCATGGAGGTGCTACTCAGGGCGAGAGCATCGTCTTTAATGCACTGTCGCACAATTATAAGTCAGGTATTCTGATGAGCGCCGCCAAATGGACGGCGATGTACAATACCCCACCAAAAGATCCGAGTGGTCTCAAGCCGCTAATCTTGTTCTTCTCGTTGGAAAACGAGGCGTACCAGAACATGATGCAGATGTTCCGTCAGCACTACGAGACGGTGTATCAGAAATCGTCAAAAGAACTGACGGATGATCAGGTCAAGCTGTTTATCTACGAGTGGTTCAACGAACGTGGATACACACTGATCATCGAGCGCTGGCTGCCATCCGACTTTGGTTTCCTAGAGCTGGTCAAGCGTGTTACCTACTATGAAAATAGCGGGTACAAAATCCACACCATGATCATCGACTACATGAACACCATGAAGAAAGATAGTGGTGACGGTAAGTCGACTGGCATGGATGGTGGCGGAAACCACCTGGCAGTCCGTCGTTTGTATAGTGCTACGATCAACTTCACCAAGAGCAAGGGTATCACCTTGTTTACGGCACACCAGCTCAATCGTAAAGCATACGAGCTTTCGAACTCTGGTGTCGTCAACGTAGTGAAGAAGTTTTCGCCGGAACATCTGGCGGACTCAATGGACGTTCAGCGCGAAGTCGACACCGCGGTGTATATGTACATCGAAAAGAACCACGACGGTGTCCCATATCTTACGTTCTTCTTATCAAAGAGACGATACGTGGATGGTATCCCAGAGCGTGTCAAGTATACTGCTTACAAGTTCACCCCTTGGGGCATCCAGGACGATGTAGACAGTACACCATGTTTCATCAAAGACATCTATGCAGACAAGAACGAAAGTTCGGATGACGATAGTTCAGATGGCTCTCCAGCTACTGCCGATACGCTGTATTAATAATGTACGTGGTCATTAGACGGGGGTGGCAAAAAGCCACCCCCGTCGGACCATAGTATGAATTTTTCCATATCTCTGAGAGGGATGCATCTACCATGGTTGAATCCTTGGGAACATCGATTACAGCGGGTGGAGCATCTACGCCCGAGCAGGTAGCTCAGAAGCTAGTCCTTGCAGGCAAGACCGCAACCGGCATATCACACGTATATCTTGACCAGGATCCAAATCATCTAGCATCAAGCTATGCCCTCTATGGTGCTGTCAACTATCTAAAGGCCATGGTGGATGAAAAGCTGGCTGGTACCGGGATCACCACTAAGTCTGTCTTCTCTGACAATCTCGTATCTTCCATGTTCCTTCCGACCACGGTCGACCCCGAGACCGGGTGGATCTTGGAAGGCTGGCAGCCACAGGGTGGTCATGCGATCTATCAGGAAAACGGCGATGTGTACACCGCCACCAACCGTCTAGCAATTCCTCGCGGTCGCTATGAGAGTGCCGGACATCACTTGATGGTGGTCACCGTCGGAACTATCAGCGGTTCGGTCACGGTACACAAGAACGATCAAATCCTAAAGACGATCACGGAACCCGGCACCCATGCCATCGCGTTCGATATACGGAATGCGACCGTTGACAATGTGTTCTTGCGAGCTAACAATGTCTCGGTAGGATCACAGGTCGTACTGACCGACGTGTATTGTGTCTACCTAGTCGATCAGCTAGCCGACTACGTCAACCATGTAATCCAGACCACGCTGGATGGTATGGGTGATAACAAGTTTGTCACGAGCGAAGAACTGTCTGCCCTACTGGACGATATCGTCAACACCATGACGACCCAGCTACTGCAGCACACCTCAGCTCGTAACCCACACGGTACCACGTATGTGGATACCGGAGCAGCGCCTGCGGAGCACGAACATCCACAATACGCCACGTTGGAGGATGTCCTACAGCGTACTTCAGCATCGCGTGATCAAGTCGCTGTGATCACTGGGGGCCTGCTAGGTCGCGTACCCGACGCAGTAACCACCGATACCTATATTCGTCCGACGGCACTTTTGCGTACTCGATATCTGAACCATACGGACGAGCATCGGTATTCTCCGTATTCCGGTTGGATTGAATCGACGATGGCCACCGAAGGCGCCTTGACCCTAGCCGTGCGTGCGGATGTAGATCTCGATCAGCGCATGGCTACCTTCCTGGTCCAATCGGCACCTATGGTCATCCGGTATACCTTCGCGACACCGCGCCCCATCAAAGCCGTATCGATCTATACGGCTGACGAAGTGGCACAGGTCACGATCGCCGCTGGTGACAAGACCATCCAAGTGTCGTTGACGAACGAGGATACTCGGGTCGTACTAGATACCGCAACTGCCGATGATCTGACAATCACGGTGGATTCGCTAAATAATCAACAGCTTACCAAGTTCAAGCTTGGTTTTGATGTTGAGTTTGGTGATATGCTACAAGGTAAACTTTCGGTAGTGGCAGGTACAGCATTCGTAGCAAACACTAAAGATGGCCCAGTCGCGTACACGATCGGGTCCTCAACTCCCATCAATACGGGATATCTGTTGTATGGGATTGAATACACGCTATCAGCAATCGTGTCTGATGGTGTCATCGGCTATGACTTGGTGCCATATCGACATCACTATTCGGTCGGCGCCCAACCCACATATCCGTTGTCGGAAATGGTCTCTAATGGTTCTCCATTGTGGGGGACCGTCACTGTAACTGGCATTACCAATCCTACGGATGGGTATCAGCTTTACAAGCCTTCTGGGACCGTAGTCACAAACGCAAATACGGTAGACATCGTCCATCACTTTGTTTCACCGGCAAAATATCAAGGTGTTACCATCGTGATCCCAACTCTCCTCCCGGAGAACGGTGCCCTACCCACGTCAGCTGAGGTACAAGTTACCTTGGTAGATGGTACTGTGCAGCAGGATACGGTAGATATCGATCCTAGTCTGTGGCATGCCATCGGACCATATACCTGCGTAGACGTGGCTAAGTCCAACAACCCAATAGGGTATGATCTGATCACGGATCTACGGATCACTCTGGTCTCACCACCAACCACCTTCTGCCAAGTGAGTCAGGTCAAGGTAGCAGTACAAGTACCTAGCTACGACATACTCACCCATACGTGGAGCGATGGTCTGGTCCGCCAAGTGCTCGGTACCGTGATCGCCCATGATACGGATCGGCTCTCGGTTACGTCGATGCCAATCGGTCGTCTTGCGTCTGTGCCCGTCAATAACTTTGAAAAGACGGAGTTTGCTCAGACGTACAAGGTACCAAACCCATTCCATACGGCATACGTCACGAACGTATTCGCATCGTATGCAAAGCCTGAGGGCTCTTTCCAGGTGGGCGATATCGACAGTAAGTATCTGACCGTGATGTCTACAGAAATCACCCAGGGATCGCTCACTATCGTTCGTACCTGGTAGTCCACTATATACCGATAGAAGGAGGGGACTGATCCCCTCCTTCTATCCTTTTTATTGCTGTAAGTATATAGTGCGTATCTTTCAACTTAAACAATAGGCTACCTTTATATGTTAGGTAGCACCGTAGTAATCATTTCGTTTATTTCGGTTTGCTGCTCATCCTTCAAAGCGTTCCTGTCAAAACACATTTCCGTTCCTTAGTAATTAGGACGGGACTAAGACCTACGGAGTCATCATGTACGATAGTACCCTCAAGTATGTAGTCACCTCCGAACGCCGCTCGGACCAGGCCCGCTACGCCATCAATGCCAACATCGATGCTCAGAAGCTGTGCGTCGCTGCGCTGCGCAATCCAAAGAAGGTGCGCCAGATCACCGTGCTGGCCCCTGTCCGGCCTCGGTTCGATCGTAGCATCAATGCCACTCGTGAGCATCCCCTGCTGTGGGAATCCGGTGGTCGTCGTGACGCCAAGACCGCGAGCTGCGTCATCCCGGCTGGTGAAGATGCTGGCATCGTGCCCTACGAGAATGTATTCCAGATCCGTCCGTTGTCCGATCGTCCATCGGGCTGGCATGGTGCTGCGATCATTGCGCGTGGGATGCACTTCGCGGTTGGCTACTCGGATGATGCCGACGATATCGTGCTGGTGTACAAGATCGACTCCATGTGCGAGCACCTCCTAGAGAGCAAGAACAACCCGAACCGCAAGGAATCGTTTGCAGCTTTGGATTGCTCCCTGGTCGGCTATCTGACTCGTACCTGGAAGGGTGATCAGGGTGTCATGCCTGAGCACTGCAAGGGCCTGGTGGCCAAGACGTTTGCTAAGCTGGCTGCGCCGTCGTACACCGCGACCAACCTGGAAGCCTTCCGTCTGAACAAGAAGACCGAGGCTCGTCAGAAGGCGTATGAACTACCGGATGACATCGGCGTCGAAACTAACCTCGTCGACGCCGATCAGTTCCTACCCACTCTGTTCCAGACCATCACTGAGTTCCGCAACGATCTCAAGGATTCTGGTTCGGAGATGGCGGAACGTCCCGTGCGACTGCGGGCAGTCTACGATGTCACCGATGAAGGCGAGATCGATCTGACTGTCATCTTGGTCGACCCGATCACGGTCTCAGGCGAGGTCGGGTTCGATGAAGGCGGAAGTGTGTCTCCGGGTGAACCGCAGAAGCTATATCAGGCCGTCGCCGCTGTGTTCGACGACATCAGTATCCTGAAGGAGATCGGCTCCGCGTTTGTCATCCGCCGTAACTCGCATGCTGAGTTGCTGGAGTACTTCCGGAACGAGAACCCGAAGGCGGACCGCGTCGTATACATGAGCTGCAGCCGATAAAAGCTAAGGTATGTGGGGACCGTAACTACGGTCCCCACACATCGAATTACACGGAGAAAGTGATATGACCGAATATACAAAGATCATGACTAACAAATCAAATGGTCTGTCGTTTCTGGCGATCGCGCCTGTCGATGTAGAACAGAATCCTGACAATGATTCTGTCATCGCTTACGCACTATCAGAGCACGATGCTGCAGGCTGGGCACGCACTATGCCTGGCTACGACATTGAAGCCATTGCATTGCAGATCGACGACGATCATCATCGCATCATCTACGTAGATGATTCCACCACCAGATTTGCCGCGGGGAAGATCCTGGCGGATGCTGATCTAGACGCATTGGTGGAGTAGATCATGCGCTCATACAGCAAAGTCGTTTTTGATGGCGATGGTGTCACCATGTCTACCGGTAGCGCTATCGCCACTGCTACGGACGAAACCATCATCGAACTTGCAAAAACTACGGTCACCAAAGGGACCCTAGGTTTAGTGCTGACCGGACACGATATCGATCACTACCGCGTCGTGTATAGCGATAGTACGGTGGCCCCAAACACTAAAGTAGGTGATCTACTGACCGTGTTTGAGCTCATGGACATCATCGCTTAGTTACCGATATGGGATAGGGTGGGGCACGTGCCCCACCCTATCCCACCTTCTTCTACTTCTTTTTCACCAGGATGTCTAGGACCAGCACGTGGTTATGCTCTAACACCTGGAGACGATCTAGTACCACACCATACATGTCTAGCTGCACCGCTGCCGTCCATATGAAGTCGTACAGTGCCTTCAGGTAGTCGCGGTCTGTGACCTTATTAGACTCTACCAGATCTAGATAATCACTGAGCTGTTCATTCAGGACCTTTACCTGCTCAGTGATAGTTGCGACTTCTTTGAAGATAGCGTCGCAGTCTAGTAGACTGGTGGTAGTATCCTGGAACTCTTTGAGATCCTTATACACCGTACCAAACTTTACATCCTGTGTCTTATCAGTATTGAACAGAGGACGCAGTGCCTTCTCCGTGTCTTCCTTAGTAAGACGTCGGATACTCTGCGTCATGTGTTTGGTGTATTCTACACGCTTACGCATGTCATCGATCGTCACGATCGTCTTGCAGAAGTCTAGCATCTGCTTAACGGAATCCGCCAGGTTCAACTGTGTGTACAGATCTAGGACGGTGGTAGTGGCGACCTGATAGGAGACCTTCATACCCGTAGGCTTAGGGACCATCAGGTCATACATACCAGGGACACCATTTTTCAGTACAGCAGCAGCTGCGAAGTGGTGGCCATCTAGGTAGGCTTTGAGTTCTGATCGTTTGAAAGTCTTGGTGAACCCTGTCAGTTGTACGAAGAGGTTATGCGTGATCCTCAGGAACCCATCGATGATGCTGGTGACGATGCCTTCAGCGGCGCTCGTATCACCATACAAATCCAGAGCTTCTATCTCTAGTCCATATGCTTCTAGTGCAGCATATGACACGGTGTGTTGTAGTGTAACCACGACTTAGAGTCCTCCAGTCAGATACTCCAGCACATGGCTGGTGTCTTGGGTGTGATACGTGACCAAGTCTTGTAGGTATCCATCAAAGGTCCCAAGCTGCAGTACGGTCAGATTGCTCGGTATTGAACCAGGAGTGATGAGATCCGCTACTCGATCGTGATCTGCAACACATAGATGGATGCTATTTGTTGTATATGCCACAGCACAAGCACTCAGTGCTCCAAGTATGCCGCCGGAAGTGATCGTCTTTGACCCAGAGGTATTGGTCATCGAGAACCGTACGACATCTCTCTCCGCAGACACTTTAAACGTAGTTCCGGCCGATAGTAAGGTCCTCGGTTGATACTGCAGTTGCCGCGAGGCGATGTATCGGAATACTGCGATGCCGTGCTGAGATGACAGCGCAGGTACGGCGACACTCGCCGTGGTAGCGGCCAGTGTACTCGGTGAGCCAGATGAGGGGATATACGGAGCCAATCCAGCACCCGTAGTGCAGTTGATTCCCCACACGGAGAACAAGTCTCTAGCTACGCCCACGTAAGGAGTTTCGGCGGCTTCTACTGCAGTCACTGCAGTTAGAGCCAAGGTCACAGTACCACTGATCGGGGAGATAAATTGCAACCCGAGTCGGCACCATCCGTTGGGTAGTACGACGGTGTGCGGGATCAGATTGGCGTTTGAACAAAAGGTCGTACGTTGCACCGGATCATACCAGATCGATAGGTCTGGATATTCACGGATGTACATCCGAATACGACCCTGCGTAATTAGAGGAAATACAAACGACGACACGACCGTCTCGGCGCCTTGTATTACCTGGATACTTTCAGTAAAACCGTGGATGGTATATACCGCATCTTCTCTGAGGATCCGCGGTACCACCGATCGATCTGGAGATGGGACACGGTCGGGTGCGACGTATGCGGTAGAGCCTAGATAACTGCACGTTGTGGATTGTGCAGGATCGCTCCGCACCACAGTGTTGGTACGTTCCGACCAAAGGGGGAGCATCCCTCGACCATAGCTGTAATCGCATGCCGCCATATCGCGCTCTACTTGCGTCACGTAGCCGAGTCGATCGATCACATGGATCGGGCTAGGACGCACGACGGTCAGTAGTCCTGTAGCAAGATCAGCACGAACAACGCACGACGGCATCGTGTCCGGTGGAGTCCCAGGCATTACGCCATTCAGCAAACTACCATGCGCGTTAGGGTCGGTATCATGATTGGTGATGTAACCCTTGGTGATCCGTACGGTCGCTAAGTTGTCGCTCGTACCTTCGATGGCATCTTGCTCAGAGGCGATGGTATTGTCCTGGAACAGAATAGCCTTAAAGTCATCCATACTTCCGGTACCACCATAGGCCAACCACTCTTGGTAGAAGGTCTCCATGATGTCGATACCGATCTGGTCTACGGTGACCCGATGGGGATTGGATTCGTTCTGGATATGCTCCAGGATCATCACCTTAAGATGATGCACGGCGTCAGCATCTACGACCGTTTGGATCCTATCCAGGCGTGCATATACTTCAGCTAGACTTTTGCCACCAGGGACAGGTGGCATCTCCGCATCACCGACCTGGATCTGCTTGAAGCCGCTGATGGTACCACTAGTGCGTACCATGTCGTGTTTCCTTCTATTGTAGGTCCGTGTCCATAATGAGCAGCATCTGCTCCTGGTTAAGAACGCTGTCGTATACAGTAATACGACTCAGGGTATTGTGGTCTTGGATGGCACCGGATGATAACTGTACACCGATCTGCATAGAGTCTACGGTAACAGTCATACCACCAGAGACTGGCACGATTGATCGAAGTAGGGTGTTCGTAGGTCTCCAGTACAACCGGAATCCATCCTTAGCATACGTAATGAACAGCTTCATATGTCGCCCAGTGGCGACCGATGCTTTCTGTCTGGTAGTATTGTTTCGGTATTCTACAGTCACCTGATCTTTAGTACCAATCTCACGGAAGATCTTTAGGCTGCACGCCTTATCGCTATGCGTCAATGATAGTAGTGATACATGTCGATCTGCGCTAAGCTCCGACAGATCTCCGGTGATATAGAGAGTACCACCAGTTTCAGGTACGACACCCAGGTGTTCGAGCGTGGCATACATCGGATACAGCGATGGGATACCGATAGATGATAATGCTACCATGTCGCTGTCTACACGGGACGCTGAGATAGATGGATACACGGTATTCAGGTAGTATGGGATGGTAAGTTGAATATCGCTGCTGTCCAGGTAGTTCTCACCACCATGGTCAGTCTTTACCAACCTCCCAAACGTCAGGTTCGGTTCCATGTGGAATGTGGGATCTGGAACGAACACCGTGGGCTTCAGAGGTGCTAGGAGATCCGGATGTACTGAAGGATCTGCATCGTGACCTCCGACCAATACCTTTAGGAATCGAACACCCAGAGCATGATCCTGATAGAGTGGATCTGCTAGTTGTTCTTCCTCGGTAATACGATCCACCCAGGTGAACAGGATAGTCGCAAATTCATCCCTACTGATGGGTGACCTGGTAGACCGTTTATATGCTGAATACAGCATGTCCAATACACCAGCATACAGGGCAAAAAGTTCTGCAGTGTGATGTGGGTTTGTATGGTCGACGGCATGCAACATGAACTCTTTGATGAGTTGGTTCATGGCTTCTACGTCGTACGTATCTTCCAGCGTCTTCAGAATGGAGTCCAGTGACCTGGCCAGAGAGGGAGGCAGCGTATCGTGGTTTTCACCCACGGACACGACGTCAAACCCACTGATAGAAGAGGTCATCTAACCTACCCCCTTGTTTTGTAAAAAGTGTCCAGAAAATCGGATAATCTATAGGATGTTTTTGGCTATGCATTGTAAAAATAGTATGCCGTTTCCTTCCGATCGCTCTTCATTTGCCAATTTTGAATGCCGAGTTAGCACATTATCTACACATGACGATCAGCATACACGATCACTTCTGGTGTATCGTGCTCTACCAGGGAAGACACCGACATGAAGTTGTTTGACACCGTGAAAATACGCGACAGCTCATTCCTCCCCTATCCGAACACCGGCACCATGCTCGACGTCGCCACCGGCGGCTTCGTCCAAGGTATGGACGGTGAGATGATCCTCAATGGTGGCCTAGGTTATACCAATGCCTTCCCTGGTCGCCCGCAGCTCTTCAAGTCGACGACCTCGCTGTCGTTTATGCTCGGTGCCATGAGCCTATATCCAGACACTGGTGGTCTGATCTATGACAGTGAGTTTGCTCAGCAGACCCAGCGCTTGGTCCGATTTGTCCCGGAGGAGAAACAAGCCGATGTCGGTGGTCGTCTGCGTATCACTGACGCCACGGAGCATACTGCTGAGTCGTTCTTTGAATTGCTACACCAGATCGGCAAAGAAAAGCTCGCACATCGCGATGAGTATACCGTAGAGTCCCCCTTTGTAGATCCGACGACGGGTAAAGCTCGGCGGATCATGATCCCCACGTTTGTAGCAATCGACAGCTTGTCTAAGCTCGGGTCAAAAGCTGTACAGGACATCTATGACAAGAGCACTGACATCGGCTCGTCGGAGACCAATACATCCTTCATGAAGGATGGTCTGATCAAGAGCAAGATCATCGCTCAGCTCCCGGCTATGGCTGCTAAGTATGGGATGTATTTCGTTGTTACCGCACACGTTGGTACTAAGATCGAAATGAACCCGTATGCGCCTACTCCAAAAGAACTGCAGCACATGTCGCAGAACGACAAGGTGAAGCACGTGGGCGCTGACTTTGACTTCTTGATGTCGAACTTCATTCAGATGAAGGGTGCTAAGGTCCTTCAGGATCCAAACAAGGACTGCCTGTATCCGGACGGATTTTCTAGCCCCGTCGACCTCAATCAAGTCGCCATGCTGATTTGTCGATGCAAAAACAATACGTCTGGTGCCATGCTCCACGGCGTAGTGTCCCAGCACATGGGTCTCCTATCAGGCATCACCAACTATCACTACCTGAAAGAAAACGATTACTTTGGCCTAGTCGGTAGCAAGATCACCCATGCTCCTGCTATCTTGCCAGAGCTGAAGCTTGGTCGCACTACTGTGCGCGAAAAGCTGAATAACTATCGTGCACAGAGGGCCATAGAGATCGTCAGTCAGCTATGCTACATCCGAAATAGCTGGAACCTACGTGGCTTTGATCGCGATTTTCGAGTAAACATCGAGACGTTTGCTGAGAAGCTACTCAATCACAATACGTACAGCATCAATGACATCCTGGAGAGTCGTGGGTGGTGGACGTATGATAAGAATGAACCTCGTCCGTATCTCTCCATCTACGATATCCTTGGTATCCTAGAAGGCTCCTATAAGCCCAAGATGCTTAAGGCCATGACTGTAGCCCCCACCAACAAGGCGACACCTGCGGTACTCGATAAAGACGCCATGATCCCGAAGGATCTTCTACCCAGCAATCAGGTAGTCCAAATCAAAAAAGCAGCATGATGTGTAGACGTGGATAGGGAGGGGCGTGTGCCCCTCCCTATCCACGATATCTTTATGCATCGTTGAGTGAGTGAACCCGGATGTATGCCGTATCCGGTTTACGGATTTTGATATCTACCAGGTATTGCGTCCCAGCGTATAGGAACAGACCCTCTCCGTCGGGGACCAGCCCACCAGTAGATCGCATGATCCGATACCCAGACACTGGCTGTAGTGCTACCGTACCGACAGAGATGTCGGCGGTGATATAGAGGGTCATGGTACCACATGTGGTACCTGTCGGCAAGACGGGCAGTTGGAGCGTGGTGTCGCCGGTAAGGTGTACTTCGTGCGTAGATCCCTTCGTCAGATCTGGAGCATAGGCCCCGGATAAGACCGAGCCATCATTCACTGACACTTCACCCACACCTGTAGTACGTGTGGCTGCTACGTCAGTACGCATGACTTCTTGCGGTAGGGTATGCGCAGCCTGCACCCAAGCTGCACCTGTACTAATCACCCAATCATCTTTACGAAATTGATACGTGACATTTCCTAACTTACGGGTACCGGGCACCGACACGATATAGATCTGACCTTTGCAGGTGGCCGGATCAGGCAGTCGTGGGGTGTTGGTGTCCGCATTCCAGTAGGTGTCCGTAGCCATGTAAGTACGGGATAGATTGCTGATCTGCTCGACCGAGTGCGTGTGGACTTTGTCCGCCTTGTCGCCCAACGCGTCGAGCGTCTGTCTGACATTGAACATCAGTTGTTCTTGTGCATTGCCAATAGCAACGACTGCCTGATTGACGATTCCGTCTATATATGCCCGTAGGGTCTTAGCACTCATGGTTAGTATACCTCATGTGTGATCTGGTTGACCTACGAAGGCCATTTGTCCGCGGGACAACCCGAGGCGGCTACGGCGGCTTTTGCTTTTATGACGCAACCGCACAACGCACATCGAGTCGTAAGACCGATACGCACGTGCTCACACGCGAGGCAGCATGTAACGCGCTGCACCTGCACATCTTTGTCGGCCAATACGCCGAACATGTTTGAGAGTGATGGGGTAGACATTACTTATCCTGGTTTAGCTCATTGATGATCTTCAGGACGCGATTGCGGAACTGCTGCTCTTCTGCCGCAACCAATAGAGCATCCGCCTCAGGATCGAGCACCGGAGCTTCTGATGCCGCAGACTGCTCTGCCTTCCTGACGGAGTAGCGCTCGCAGGTCTGTGTGACATTTACCAGTTTGGAGATGTAAGATAAATCCACCGAAGTGGTTCGTGCCTCGATTACTTCTTGCGAAGCGGAAAAGGTCTTGATGATAGATTCCAGTTCGGCTTTGTTTGCCGGTAGCGGCGTCCGAAGCTGGATGATCGCATGATGGCCATCGGCAAAAGACACTTCAATCTGCCGAGTGGTAGCGTCGAAACTGCGGATGGTGTATTCGAGAGTATTCTGATCAATAGTCACAATATTCCTCCAGCAAGGGTGCCGCCAGCGGCATTGATAATAGATGCAGAAGCAGATGCTTTGATAAGCGCATATCCGGGTGATCCACCCATAGCACCTGCTTGTCCGGATGTATAGTTGCCATTGGTACCGGTACCACCGGTTGCACCATATGCGCCCCAGGTACCACCGTTGGCACCGACGCCTCCAGTACCAGCATTGGTACCGCCAGATGCACCAGCGTTGCCAGTAGTGGAGCTGATGCCGTAGCCGCTACCACGCCCACCAGAGCCACCGATTCCTCCCGAAGTATACGAAGTGGTAGTGACTACGCAACTGTTACAGGTATACTGGATCGCGCCGTTATTAGACTCACCTGTGTATATGCCGCAGTTCTGACTTTCTGTTCCGCCACTCGTACAGTACGATGATCCCCCAAAATACTTTTTGCACGCCTTGTTACAGTCTGGAAACAGTACGCCCTCAATTGAGAGGAGCGTCCAGCCGATTGGGTCGGTGTGTGTCCCGGTGGTGGAATAGTACCCACCACCACCATTACCGCCTTTACCACCTCCACCGCCACCAGCTCTGACCTTACCAGTACCCTGGATGACTACAGTGGTGGTTTGGTTGGGGTAGTTGGCGTTGATGGCATCGCCGCCCCGCCCGCTATTGATAGCACCACCGGCAGCATCGATGCTGCCGTATACCTGCACCGAGACGACTGAACCAGTAGGGAACTGCCCGATATCCAGGGCCACCTTGGTGGGATCGTTCGAACCGATAACGCCAGTTGCAGTGACCGTCGCTTGTACGTCTACAACCGATACTCCATCCCAGGTAGTGTTAGAGACGACATAATCTCTTAGGTTTAGGTTGAGCTTGGTGTCTGAGATGATGACATCGAAACTGTTGGTTACCTGACCAGCGTTAGATTGTCCACCGCCAGCGTATGTGCCACGATAAGTGACACCGCCATCCCAAGTAGTCAGGGTAATCACTGACATTTGGTTGGCTTTTCCGGCGGGCGGCGGCACTGGATCAAAACTGACATTGGTAGGCCAAATCACGACTCGACCACCCACCGCGTCCTGCGGGAGAAATAGAGTAACCTCTACTTCGACACCGCCTGGAGGATGATTTATGATGGCGATGGTAGTGGTGCCCGTGAGTGGGGCCGGTGTGAATACCCTACCACGTGTTAGGTCTAAGGTTACCGTACCGTCCACCGTCGGCACACGCACTTCGTGTTCGCGCACCGCCTGATATTTTGGATATGCAAGTGAGACGGTTAGCCCAGGTAGATCCGCGATATTGTGTTCGTGGCACTGAGATGCTTTTGTAAATACGTCTTCGTGTGCCGACATATGTACAAGATCTTTGTACATCATAACTCCTCACGTCATTGGGTGATGTCGCCATAGATACTACCAGCGGTAGTCCAGGTGATATTTTGTTGCCCGGTGATAGCGACACCAGGCGTACCACCGGTACCGCCACTAGTGGTGCTATATCCACGGATACCAACAGCCCCCGCTTGCCCAAGATTTCCGCCGCGTCCACCATCTGCGGAAGTAGCGCCACTTGCGGCCCAGGAATATCGACTTCCACGTCCGCCGGAGCCGCCAGTCGACAACCCGCCAGCCACACCGGGTTGCGCGCTGTTGTCCGTGTTTTGTCCCGGTACGCCGCCTCCACCAGGGGCAAAACCAGCGCCTCCACCACCGCCGCCACCACCTTCATAAGTACCATTGCTGTATGAGGTGCTACCTCCACCTCCGCCGCCTCCACCGCCGCCACCGATGATGCCATTGTTCTGAATGGTGGTCTGCATCTGGACGTGCAATTCCGGCCCACCGGCATGACCTGCGGTATCCGGTTCCGCAGTTGGGTAGGTGCCACCCTGTCCGCCATCGCCACCCTTACCGACGATGTATCCATCGTTAATCAGTAGGATATCCGAGCCAACTGGAAAGTTAGCAATAGTTAGGGCATATGCCGATGTAGATGATGACCCGACCACGGCTCCGGAATTAATTGCTAGCCTGAAAAAAGCCGGGCTGATACCATCCCACGTAGTTTGTTGCTTGAACAGCGTAGCAGCATCGACGTTGGTCATTGTGGTACTGATAGATAGTTCGAATGTAGGCGGACGCTCTTCATGCTCTCCAAGGTTGGCGTTACCACCCCTACCGATAGCACCAGCATGGTATGACACGCCACTATCTTTGGTGGTGATGACCAGTATGTCGGTCTTACCATTTCCGGATGGGAAAAAAGGATATGCCCCAAAATCTACTGGAGATCCCCACACGATTGCAGGAGTACTGTTCGTTGCATATTGGAGCATGATGTTGAACGTCCGGACCGACCCAGCCAATGGTGGGTTCTTGAATCGGATGGTTACAGTACCAGATATTGGTTCGGTTGGAGCAAACCGGACACCAGATGACAAGTCTATTTCCAAGACGCCGTTTATTACTGGGACCCTACGATAGGATGCCGTAGGACGAATGAGCGTCGGACTGGCTAGCGCGGATGTCAGACCAGTGACTTCTTGGTACACATGGTCATGTTGCACCGCTGGTGTCGTATGAAGGTCGTGGATATCGACCATGCGCGATTGATCCACATGCGATGGCTTAAGGCGCATTGTGGTATACCTCCTGCCTAAAATATCAGTAGTTATACGATGATCCTGGGGGAGGGCTAGCCCTCCCCCAGGATCGGTGCATCAGTTTATGAGGGCCAACCGGCATAGGCCTTTGGTACTTCACCATCGACGAAATACGATTTGATCTCCGCAGCAGTTTTTAGCTTCGATATGGCAGCCACATGTACAGCTGCGGCATCGTAACATTTCTGAGGATGATCAGCCACGACCTTTACGATAGCCGTGACCTGCGACGCCGGTACGAGTGTGTATCCAGCTCCGTAGTTGAAATTGATATACTCTCGGCCAGTGATCGCAATAGCGGTCTGCGCTTCGAGCATCTTAGCCCGATGCTCCGATAGCGTGGATACCGAGAGACCATCGACGATGACGCCGCCTGCTTCTTTTTCCTTACGGATGGTGTTGAGCTTCTCCACGTAAAACGCACGGACCTGGTCAATCGGCAGTTCCGCGATCGTGTAGGTGTACTCGATACGATCTTCGTAGATGTGGCTGGTAGGGACTACGGTCTGTAGATCTGGGTCGTATGAAGGCATCTGATCATTGACTGGTACTACTCGGATGTCACCGAGGTCTAGGTACTCAGCGGGTGGGTCTGTCGAAAGACTGACATTCAGGCCGAGCTTACGCAGCTCATCTGCAAACGCACCGTGCGACCAGTCTGTCGGACCAAACAGCAGTGATAGATTAGATACCTTTAGAATTGCGTACATCGTCTTCTCCGTTCCAGATCACTGATCGTACTTGGCTATATCGTTCACAGCAAACGGCATGGATATGCCGGTCCAAGTAAGACCGTCGGTGGTACGTGCTAGTTTCGTAACTCCGCCAGCGGCAAAC